GGAATCGGTAAATTCAGACCGTTCTGACGTCAGAGACTCTGATAATCCGAATCGTTGACGTGAAATTGTGAATAATTCGCCAAAACAGAAGTGACGGAAATGTCGCAAACCGCGGTTGACACGGTTGACAAGGACCTGGGTAATACTAAAACCAGGTCCTTGTCGAAGCAGCAGCACCGGAACTGGTGTTTTACCATCCACCTCGATAAGGAGGAAGTGGGTGTTGACGAAGTTGACAAGCTTTCTTCGACTTTGGCCGAGAACGCCAAGAAGTTCGTGTTCCAAGTGGAGAAAACTCCCACGACTGGGCGCCTGCACTACCAAGGCTATGCGGAATTCAAGAACGCGCGCCAGATGGGCGGCGTCCAGAAAGTTCTGGCACCACACGGCAAGGCCGCGCACCTGACCGTGGCCGACGGATCTGACATCTCCAACTACAAGTACTGCACCAAGATCGACTCGCGCTGGATGGTGGGAGGCGAGGCGGGCTGGCCCCCAAAGCTGGTAGACCCGCTGGAAGGGCTGGAACTCTACGAGTGGCAGAACGACGTTCTGAAGCTGGTGGGAGAGAAGCCCGATAACCGCAAGATCTACTGGTTCTACGACACTGAGGGCAACAACGGCAAGACTGCGATGGCCAAGCACCTGTGCATGAAGTACATGAACGAGATCCTGTACGTGAACGGCCGGGCTGCGGACATCCAGTGCGGCGTTGCGGCACACATAAACGCGGGCAAAACGTTACGCGCTGCGGTGTTCGGCTACCCGCGTTCTGTGGAGAACTTCGTCTCTTACGGCGCGCTGGAGGCGATCAAGGACGGCATCTTCTACAACGGCAAGTACGAGTCTGGCATGGTCATGTACAATGTGCCTCACGTGATCGTCATGGCTAACTTCCCGCCCGACCAAACCAAGTTGTCATCTGATCGCTGGGTTATTCGTGACATTGGCAGGGCTATAGCCGAGAGCTTTTAAGGCCGGGTTAAACCTAGTAGGAACCGTACCTGTGCTATATCTACGGCGGGGGCTCTGGTGGCACATACCCATGCAAGGGGGGATTACCCTCTGCTTGGTGAACATCTTCGGGGTCGGGAATCTCGACTTCCTCGAGTTGCAACTCGTCCACGACAGGCTCGTCGATGGGCTCTGCTTCCGGACCCATCGGCGCGTGATCCACCAACATAGTGTCGCGCACGCCCTGACCTAAAAGTACGTTGATTCTTGACGTAGACGAAGCAAACGGGAACGGCTGTCCAGCTGCACGAGTCTTCTGAACCTGAGTAGTCACAGAACCTGTCAGACGAACGCTCTGCAACAAAGACACGCCACCACCTGACGTTGTCGTCTGATTAGCGTCGTTACTCTTGGCAATAATACCACGGATGATGACAAACGTGTAAACTGTGAGTCCAGCTAGAGCTGTTGGTGAAATCGCGGCCCCAGAAGCAGTCCCGTAATTGCGCAACTTGCAATTGTCGAGCATCATGTTAGGGCTGATATTAACGTTGTGGATGTGAATTTCGTTGGGCTGAAGCATCTGAGTGACGCTGCGCTTGACCTTGAAATAATCGCGGAACAAAGGGACGGAAAGAGGATTAGCGCCATAATCGCGGGCTGTGTACTGATATCCCTGGTTGGAAACAGTCGGTGGTCGAGCAATCACTGCGTTGCCTGCTGTGTACTGGCCGACGCTGTGTTCAGCCGCGTAACCCTGCGTGAATGCGCCGGAAGGAGTTCCATCCCATTGCCATATGCCGGACCCAATCTGATAGGCCGGTGACTGCCAAAACATAGTGGGTGTAAGGTCGCGTTTGCACGCCAACTCCATGATGGTGATTGACATTGGATGATTGGTGGTATTGAGAAACTGCATCTTGTTAGAATATGTCCCGAGACGCTCACGGCGAACTTGGCCGCCAAAGCTAACAGTACTTCCATTGAGCTCTGAGCCGGTGCGGAGCTGTATTAGACGATTGCGGAAGTCGATGACTTGCTGATAAAACAAATGCGGAATGGAGAAGTAATTCTGAAGACCGGGATCGGTAGTAACGGTTGGAAGAGTGGCGTGATCAGTCCACGTGTATGGCTGAGTTAAGGAACGTACCAACCGGGGGAGTCTGGATGGTTTGCGATAGAGCTTAAAATTAGATCCGGAGACGGGACCGTGCGGGTTATCTTCGATCCGAAATACGCCTCCTCGCTGAGTACCACGGAGTGATCCCCTTCCAGATCGAGTTGAGGGCGTAAAGTAACTTCCGGGGGGGCGGCGACCGGACATTCCTGAATCGGGAATGGAGACGGTGGGGCGACGATGGCCTTGACCGCGGAGACCACTGTTGAGGCCGCGCGTCGTACTATATATGTTATACGCTGTATCCGCCGCAAGAAGCGGTAGATCCGCGTTGCGAAGGACGGCACGACCAAGCGAACCGATGGCACGGATGCCAGTGTAATCGGCTGCTGTGCGAGCGGCAAGCTGGCCACCGAATGCGAGGGCGTTGCGGGTGATAGGACCGATGACCCTATAACCGCGTCGACGCAACCCACTAACTCTAGATGGGCGTAAGTCTGACGTTTTAACGACCGAGCGAGCGCTTAAGCACCGCCCGTACCGTAGACCGAGTCTTGTACTTGCGTCGAAAGACGGCTAACTTGGCGGCTTTAGAGGCACCGCGCTTGCGAACAACGGCACCACGACCGATGAAACGGGAAGCGATCTTAAGAACGTTCCAGTGACGAGTCGCGTAGCGATTACCGTCAATGGTGTCCCGGGAATGGAGAGGGCGGAAAAGGCCTCGAGTCTTCCAAGGGCGATGGACCGAGCGGTGAAGGAAAGGGTTCTTGCGACCCCAGCCACCACGCAAAATGGGCATTTGTAAGTTTTCTGACACTTTCGGAATCGGTAAATTCAGACCGTTCTGACGTCAGAGACTCTGATAATCCGAATCGTTGACGTGAAATTGTGAATAATTCGCCAAAACAGAAGTGACGGAAATGTCGCAAACCGCGGTTGACACGGTTG